CAAAGGATTGGCTGCATAAACATAAAATGGATCTAGCAACCCATGAGATTTCTAAGAGACGACCAGAATGGAAGAGAGAAGCATGAAACCCGATAAGCTAGAAATTGTTGACATGGATACTCACCGAAATGGAATCGGTGGGATGCCGTTCACTGTAGCTCTCGTTGATGACCCTGAACAGTCAGATACGAAGCTAGTCATCATGTTCAAGGCTGAAGGACACACTGCGGTCCTGTCTCTGAACAAACTCATGGAGGAAGACATCTCGTTTGGGACAAATTCCTGGAGGGGTGACCAATACGAATTTGCCCTACGCCCGGAGATGTGGCCGGATGAGGAAGACGTTACCGACGAGTAAGGTTTACTTTCTACCACCACCATGTTATAATTAACCTATCAGCCAAGGTGGCTGGTAGAAAAGGAAAGAAAATGTTCAAAGGATTAGTCAAGGACAGCGCGGTTCTATACGCCGGTGTCAAACTGGCTAAGCGTGGACGCGGTCGTTCAGAACGTGGCGAGGTAGAGATTCAGCCCCTCCCTGAAAACTTAATCAAGTTCCTAGATGAAAAGTACGAAGCCTTGCGCAAGGTAATGTACTCAAAGAAGTAAACCTGATATAATAGTAATACCAAACGACGAAGGGATAAAAATGGAAAAAACATGTAAGGTTATTAACTGCGAAAACACTTCGCTAGTTTACTCAGGTATAGATGCTTTATGCCTCGGTGGGATTCCTACTGAAACGTACTGCTACACATGCGCTAACGCGTACAACCAAATTGATACAGCAATCCATGCGGAACCTTTGCAGGGCGCGACTAGTCGTGAGCCTGGCGATATTAGCTACCTAAATATCGCGTAATGATAACTATCGTCGAGTGTTCTCGCTGCCAAGACCCACAGGTGTTCAAACCCATGTCAATGGATTCGAACATACCCGTGGCTCTGGAGCTATCACTTGATGGTGGGTACATGATGTTCGTAGATAACATCTACGCTGCAGGTGCGGAGAACCCTCTGCAATTTATGCTCTGTCATAAGTGTGCGCATGAGTTTACCAAATTCATGCGTATACCGGAAAAAACAGTAACAAACTGGCATCCTAAAACAGAGGATACCTACTGCAATGGCTGGTCTATTAACTGGGAGGAAAAACAATGGTACTAGAGTCTACGGATATACTTGCAATCATCATCGCACTACTAGGCGCATGCCTCGTGATGATTCTTTCAATACGTGACAATCGAGCTTTACGGATCTACATCAAAGAGCTTGAAGAAAAGAACGCGAAGCTCAAGAAACTTCTTGAGCCACCAAAGACAAAGACGAAAGGCACCAAATGATAGTAGCAACATTACATAAGAGCAAGGCACCCAACGCTGCATGGTTAGTTACAGTTAAGGATATTGACTCAGGCGAAGCACGTTACGGTGCATTCAAATCTCTTGGACCCGCTAAGCGTGAGGCAGTCCTCTACGCTAGCTCGTTCCTTGACACAGATCGAAAGCGTCTACCTTGGGTAGAAGACGAAGTTCAAGCAGCTGAAGGTATCGGGTACTTCCGTGCCGAGGTCGATGCTTAATTCTCAGATAGCTGAGCAGACAAGAGCCGTGGATGAACTGTCCACGTCTCCTTGTCAATGCTTGGTCTATCACCCTAAGGGTGCTTCCAAAGAGTGGAAGCGAGTTTATCAAGACTGGACCCGTACCGGGAAAACCAGTATGCAACTGACTGCCCAATTATTCGGGCATTGCCCTAGCCAAACAGTCTAGTTTACTTTTATCAGTATACCTGATATAATAGTACTACACTGACGGAAAGGAACAAAAATGGACATAGATGTAATCATCGCCGGCGTTAACGCAGGTGTATATGACTCTTCCTTAGCCAGACTAAAGGAAGCAATCGAGGATCGTCTTACTGCATCTCGTAGTGAGCGTACCATCAATGATTACCACATAGGTGATACGGTAGTATTCAACAGTCTTACTGGAACTCGTTACATGGTGGGTCAAAAAGCTACCGTGGTAAGCAAGAAACAGAAGAAGGTAGTGGTTAAACTTGTAACACCTACAGGTAGGTTCGCACGGGTTAATCCAATCACCCGTGACGTAGAATCCGCACTGGTAACAGTACCTGTTGCGATAATAGACCTAGTCTAAAGACAAAGGTTAAACGTTTGGGTTATATTTAACCCAGGCGTTTAGCCAGGTCTTTTGGAGAGGGAACCAGTGACTACACTTGCGGCAATACAAGGTGATGGCTGGTCTGTTCTCGGTTGCGATTCACGAGCATCTGATGAAGGTGGTCGATACATGGATCTTGCTACGCATAAAATCGTGCAAAACAATGGAGCGCTAATTGCTGTCTCCGGTGCATCACGCGGTGGCAACATTGCCCAATTTGGTTGGAAGGCGCCTAAGCCTACTCGAACTGAAAACTTAGACATCTTTATGACTAAGAAGTTCATACCTTCGCTTAGAAAAGCATTTCAAGATGCTGGCTACGAAGGTAAGGACGACGGAGCAGCTGCGGAGCATGACTCGAACCTAATTATTTCAGTTCAGGGAGTTATCTATCCAATTTTTAATGACTACTCTTGGGATAGAGAAGCTAGGAACGTTTATTACTCCGGTAGCGGAGGAGACATCGCACTTGGAGCTTTAGAAGCTCTAAGCTATCGAAAAGCGAAGACTCCTGAAGCTGCGGAGAAGATCTTGCGTCGAGCTATTGAAATAGCGATTCAGCACGACATCTACTCCGGTGGAGAGATACATACCTTCGTGCAGCAAGAGTAGTGGTACTCGCGGGTAACATAACCTGATATAATAGTACATATAATGACAAATGACACAAATGACAAAGGAGACGAACACATGGCAAGCATTATCGAAGAAGGGTATGCCCCGCAACACGAGCTAGACAGCTGGGATTTCCCTCTATGGAGTGAGATCCTGCCTGGTCTCTGGGTCGGTGGCACCGATGATAACGACACAATCGAAACATCTGCCAACACACGCTTGAGCCGTGAAATCACTAAGGACGATTTCGATACGGTAGTTACACTCTACGCTTGGGCAAAGCCAGCCGACTGGTTAGTTGACGAGCTACGTTTTGGTTTTTATGATTCAAACATCGAGCACATCGACTGGGAAAAGCTTTCGCGTGTAGTTGAATATGCGCACACAGCTTGGAAATCTGGTAACAAAACTTTAATTCGTTGCCAAGCTGGGCTCAACCGTTCTGGTCTGACTACAGCTCTCGTTCTTATGCGGGAAGGCTATGAAGCTGCAGATGCAATTTCTCTGATGCGTAGCAAGCGAACAAACTATGTTCTTTGCAATGCGGACTTTGAAAAGCACCTGCTCGAGCTAGGAGAACTAGATGCCGAGTAAACTACATGTAGCTTATGATGATGTTTATTTGAAGTGGAAGCTTGGGACTGAAGGCGATAGCCATCCGACTAATCCTATGCGAGCTAAGCTTGCGACAGATCTTCTTTCAGAAGAATTTGATATCGAGCTTGTCACGCCTAATGCGACAGAGGTAGATCGAGATCGAGTACAGCTCGTACACGATTTACATTATGTTTCTAAGGTGCTGGATGATGGGCACTGCGGAGAGTGGCGTCCAAACAGTCTTGAAAAAGGTCAGGTTGCCTTAGAGATGTTTGCGGGCACAGTTCGCCTTGTTGAGAAGATCTTGGCTGGCGAAGCAAAGGTTGCGTTTAATCCTCAGGGAGCTAAGCACCACGCACAGTACGAGCATAGCTCTGGGTTCTGCGTGTTCAACGATATGGCTTGGGCTGCTCGTCAATTTGACCTCAAAGGGTTGCGGCCTATGTACATCGACTGGGATGCGCATCATGGCGATGGCGTAGAGAATCTTTTACGAGATCACTATGACATTGTTACTGCGAGTATCCACGATGGAACTATCTTTCCAGGCACTGGCAGAAGCGGGCATTCACCAGACGAAGGAGTCTACAACTGGGCGCTACCGGCGAACAGCGGTGATGAAGCTTTCAAGAAGGCAATGGATGAGATCGAAGCATTAGCAGATGAGATCAAGCCAGATGTTATTCTTCTAGCTACGGGAGCTGATGCGCACAGGACAGATCCTCTGTCTACATTGCAATTCGATTATCCTGGGTACGAGTATGCGGCTAAGGCTGTAGCTCGTATAGCTAATAAGCATTCACAAGGTAGAGTACTTATTGGTGGAGCTGGTGGATACCAACCACTTGAACACACTCCGGTAATCTGGGCGAAAGTTGTTTCGCAGATTTATCGAGACATTTCCTGATATAATTATCCTACTCGATTGGTTTAAGTCATTATTCCACATCGAGGGTCTCCCTGGTGGCGTACTCCAATCCACCATCAGGTGATGACATCCTTTCTCAGGTAGAGAAGAAGCTAGGCGGCTAAAACCGTCTAGCTTTTTCTTTTTTAATGTACTATAGTACACATGGGTAAAAGTATAATGGAGCATCTAGCTATGCTGCCAGAGGAAGAGCGGAACGAGATCCTTGCGGGATTCGACATGGACAACCTCATGTGGGACTGGACTGTCTGGTCTCGCCCAGAGCAACAGCCACCACAAGGCGATTGGTCGATATGGATGTACCTCGCAGGTCGCGGTGCTGGCAAGACTAGAGCTGCAGCCGAGTGGGTAAGAGAAGAAGCTAAGCATACCGACACTGGCCAACGCCGTTTCGCGCTGGTAGCTCGTACTGCCGCGGACGTGCGTGACGTTATCGTTGAAGGTGAATCAGGAATCATAAATGTTTCAGCTCCAAGTGAACGCCCTTTGTACGAGCCGTCAAAGAGAAGACTGACTTGGCCTAACGGAAATACGGCTACATGCTTCACAGCTGATGAACCTGACTCCCTCCGTGGACCTCAGTTCACACACGCTTGGGGAGATGAGGTTGCCGCCTGGCGCCAGACTCCTGACGCGGCTGGCATGACAGCCTTTGACAACTTACGCGTGGGTGTACGTCTTGGACAAAACCCTAAGATGATGATTACCACAACGCCGAAGCGTGTGCCGCTCTTGTACTCGCTTCTTAAAGAAGCTGAGACTACTGGGCGCGTAGCTATTACCCGTGGCTCTACGCTGGATAACTCCGGAAACCTTTCTCAAGCTTACCTCGATGCGATTCTTGGAGTTTACCAAGGAACACGTCTAGCTGCGCAAGAGCTATACGGTGAGATGCTCTCAGATGTTGAAGGAGCTCTATGGACGTTGGAGCTTATCGACAAGGATCGTGAAATGGTCATGCCTCAAGGCGCACCTCTTCGTTGCATAGGCGTTGACCCATCGGTAGCCGAGAGCCCACGTGATGAATGCGGTATCGTCGTTGTAGCTTCTACAGGAGATAGAGATCTTTACAAGCGTCACAGCTGGGTACTCGAGGACGCTTCAGTCCTAGGGTCTCCAGACGTATGGGCGAACAAGGTAGTCGCCATGGCACGTAAATGGGGATGCCCAGTGGTCGCTGAGGTCAATCAAGGTGGCGCCTTGGTACGAAATGCCATTAACACGATTGACCCAACGGTAAAGGTCCTTGAGGTTCACTCTAAGTATGGCAAAGCCCTGCGGGCTGAGCCTATCACCCTTGCCTATGAGCAAGGTCGCGTGCACCACGTCGGATACATGGGTGATCTAGAGGCTCAGATGGCTTCCTGGATCCCAGGAGAAGGTAAGTCACCGGATAGGGTGGACGCGTTAGTTCATGCCCTCACAGCCCTGCTCATTAAGCCACCTGCGGGGTTCATGGGTGGAAGGATTACCGCCAAGTCACCAGGGCAACGTAAACTGCCCCCATTTAGAGGTGGTTCAACCTTTAAGGTGAGATAGTTTACATTATCCCAATCTTCCTGATATAATTATCCTAACAACCCAACGACGAAAGGTACGAAAATGACAAACCCATTCACAGCGTTAATCGATTGGATAGACGACAACGCAGACTTTGGTGCACCTATCGGAGCATTCATCGGTGTAGGAATCGCAATCGCACTATGTTTTATCTTTGGTGCTTAATCCTATCTTCCTGATATAATTATACTAGTACTTCCCCACTACAAAAGGACGAAAAATGACACTAGAACAAAAGAAATATCGTGAACGTGGATTCCGCTATCGTCGAGTCTCATTCGCGCTTAAGGTAATAGCAGGATTCTGGACACTTGCAATGTTCATCATGTTCTTTGAAAACATGCAGGTTCTTACATTTGCCACTGCCATATGCGGTTCTGTCGCTATGGTTCTTCCTTCACTCCTAATCGCATCGGTGTATGACGATAGAGCTGAACGCGAGTTTAATAAAGCATCTGCCCATCAAGCAATCTTAGGTGTGGTTCGCCCACGCGACTAATCCGTTGTACAAGATAATCAAACAGGATTATAGTTCTACCAACGACAAATACGGAGGATCAATGACAAAGGGAACTGTTCAAAGAGAACAAGTGTATGTATACGGTACCTGTCCTTTGTGCAATGAAACAGACGTACTTGTCTACGAACACGAAGAACAACTTGTATGCGCGTATGACTACAGGAACCTCGTGCGTAATGTTAAACACGTTACCGCGTGTGATAACTGTGGAGCTAGTAATGCCGTTAGAGATCCATCACATCGTCGCAACGAATACCTATGCTGGTCTTGCCACATGGAAAATGGATTCGTGGTAAACAACACTGTAATCAAGCGAGCTCTTGTCTCGATGATATCTAACTTCAAGCATGGTAACAAGGCTGTGTGCGAAGCTGCAGGATACGGCAGTGCATGCGACAGCAACATCAAACCTCGTGGCGCATGGGGTGGGAAGATGCTATGTAACAATCACGGGAAAGAAGCTCCTAAAAAACAAAACAAACCTAAATCTTGAGCAGTACCAAAAACTACTCAAATAAGCCTACGAGCTAATCGTGCGTTCATAGGCTGAAGTATTACAGCACGACTACAGAGAATGAAGAGAGGAACGACAATGTCAACAGAGACTGCAACCCCAACAAAGGCAGCAGAGCTGTACACAGCTGGCAAGTCAGTAGTAGAAGTAGCAGCAGAACTTGGTGTTACATACGGCAAGGCTCGTAAGCTTATCGCCGAGGCTGGTGCTGATATTCGTAATACATCAGATCGCCTAAAGGGAAAGACTCGTAAGGCTAAGTAATGTTAGCCAACCTACGCGTACTCGTGAGTAACTTAATCTGGCCTGCGGTAGCATCAGCGGTGCTAGCGGCTTTAGCCATCGTTACCTCGCTATATACAGATAATGGAAGCTTAGTGTTAGCCTTAGGGCTTGGCGCTATTGCATCAGCGTGTCTAGCACAGACAGTGTAGCAGACCTTCCATCAGAGGCTCCTTCAAACGAGGGAGCTTCTGATAGGTCTACCTGTGGGTGTAGCAATTGCGGCTGTGGTTCTAACGCTGTAAACGTCTACATCAATGACGAGGAAGATGACGACTGGGGTAGAGACATCGCTCCACTTGGTTATCGTAGAGTACAGCGACAGGAGCTCTTTGAGTCTATGTTTCTTAACTTCCTTGAGGTATTAGAGCAAAAGGCAAAGGCTATGCTTGAACGAGCCGAGGCTAAAAGAGATGCGATGAAACAGAGTAAAAAGTAGCCTCAAGGCTATTTATTGTGGTATAGTTAACTACAGGTAAACAACCTACTACGGAGAGACGAAAGGACTAACAATGTTATCCCTTCTTATCTCCGGCCCTATGCAAGCGGTAGAGGACAAGCGTAAGCTTGAGAAGCATAGCGGTAGCAAGAAGCTCGTTGGAACTTCAATGAGTTGTCCCATCCCCGACCTAAGGAGGCGAACTAGCGTTGCAAAAACTCACACTACGTGGACTAGCAATGTCGACAGCGGCCTATGTTTTGGCACTAACAATCGGCACATTCTCAATCGTTATGGCTTCATCAAGCACAGCTGATGACACTGTAACAGAGGCAAAGGCACAACCAGTCGTTGCGGTAATCACCGACCCACTGGTTAAGCACAAGAACGCAAAGGTATTAACTGACACAGAGTTAGTTGAGCTTTTACAAGCGGTAGGCTTCGAAGGCAAGGCACTTAAAATTGCTTGGGCTACTGCTATGAAAGAATCAAGCGGGCGTCCTATTGCCCATAATAAAACAGCCAGTACAGGAGATAACTCCTACGGCTTATTCCAAATCAATATGATTGGTTCATTAGGCTCTGATCGTCGTGCAAAGTTTGGCATCACTAGTGATGCGGCGTTGCTAGATCCAGTGACTAATGCTAAGGCAGCCTATTACATGACAGCCCAAGGAACTGATTGGGGTTCATGGGGTTTAGGTCCTAATGCTTACGATGGTGATCCTGCGGAGCCTTCCCTAACAAAGTGGATCCCTAAGTTCCCATCGTCAAAGTCGTAGTTTTATCTAAGGATTATAGTGTACCTATGAGCGAAGATATTACTAACATTGACCAACACGAAGATGATTCATTTGCGGTGCAGCCTGAAGAGGCACAACCTGTAGAAGAGATCATTATTGAAGCAGAGGTAGAAGCTCCAGTAGTTGAAGCCCCTGCGGTAATCGAAGTACCAGTTCCTTCAGCCCCTAGGGCTGCGGTAAGTGGCGCTGACACCGACGATGTGTATCTAACTAATTGTGTGTATAAGAACCCAGCTGCACGCAAGTCTTTAACTGTTCATCACCTTCAACGTCGTCTAGCAGAGCTAGGCTACAACGAGGCTATGACAGATAAGGATGGTTGGTTAGGCGATGAGACTAAGACAGCTATTGAGAAGTTCCAAAAGGATAAAGGCTTCGAGCCTAATGGTGTAGTTGATGAAGCTACATTCCTTGCTATCTTCAAAGGCGACATGAACGTAGTCGCAATAGCTTAACCTTTAATTAAACTAATAAGCCCTGTGCATTTACTTGCACAGGGTTTATTTTTTATATTCTGTATAGACAACTTGTCTACTAGTAACTCG